CTTCCTGTGTGTTTTCCTCTGCCTGCGGCTCTTTTTCGCTTCCTGCGCCTTTTGTGGCTTCGTCCTGCTTTATGTATGCAGTCAGGTCTTCAGCTGCTGCCAAGTCGATGCCGATGTGTCTTCGTTTCTTCTGCCGCTCTATCGTGTATTCTGTCATTTCATCCGGCAGCTTCAGCACTTGTCTGACTTCCTGCCCGCTCTTTCCGATTCCGGTGATGTTCTTCAGCTTCTCTCCTGCTTTTCTGATAACATCCTTCAGTCCCATGTCTTCACCTTCTTCCTTTGTTTTTAGCTGAAAGGCAATTCTTCATCAATGCCATCCGGTATGTTCATGAATCCATCGCCAGCGTCACTGTATGAAGATGCTGCATCCTGCTGCCCTCTCTGCTCTGATGCTTTACTTTCCGTAAATTCGATATTTTCAGCGCAGCACTCTAATGTGTACACCTTGCGACCTTCTTTGTCTGTGTAGCTGCCTTACTGCATTCTTCCTTCCAGAAGGATTCTTGTTCCTTGTTTCAGATACTTCTCTGCGAATTCTCCCAGCTTACCGAATGCCACGCATGGAATGAAGTCTGCATTCTGTTGTCCTTCCTGTCTTCTCACTTTCCTGTCCACCGCCAATGTGAATCTTGCAATCGCCATCGGCTCATTCCCTTGCGAATATCTGACCTCTGGATTCCTTGTCAATCTGCCCATGTAGATATTTTTATTCATCTTTTTTCTTTCCTCCCTTGATACTATCCACTGCTGCCTTTATCACCGCATACACCACGATGACCGCCAGAAGTACCAGTGCTGCTGCCACCATCATCAAAATCACCCACAGGATGAATCCACCTGTCGCTGCAATCGCCTGACGCAGCCATTCTTCCATGTTATACATTCGACCTTCCTCCTTCCTCTGTCACATCCAGTGCTATGTCCAGCCCTCTGCTGATTGCTCTCATTTCCGAATACGATGCCCTGCCCATGAAATTATTCACCCGCTTCTTGTCAATCGTTGTCGGTGCTTCGCACAATGCCACCGATGTCCTTCCGGTGCTTCGTATCTTCACATGTGTCGGCATTTCTTTCTTCGGCTGCGTTGTCAGAAATACCACCGTGACCTCGTTGCTGTATCTGTTGTTCATATCATTCGATACAATCACCGCAGGTCTGTCCTTCTTCATTTCGCTTCCGACCTGCCCCCTGTTGTTGTTTATGTAGTAAATGTCGCCCCTGCGAATTGAATCACGATAGGCAGACATTGTGTACTTTCTTCTGTGGCTCACTGTCATTCCTCCTTGTATTTCTCCTTCAGCTGCGTGGACATCTTCTTCAGCTGCTTGCGAAGTTCTTCATCCTCTGCCACCAGTTTGTCCACCTGCATTCTGGTCGCCACGACATTCTTCTTCGTGCAGCTCTTCATCGCTCTTCCGATTTTTTTCCTGATGGTCTTTCTTTTCTCAATTATCAGGCGCATCGGTCTGTCTGTGATGATGACCGTATAATGTGTGCCGCAACTCTGGCATGTAAAAAAAGTCTCCTGAATATCCTGACCGGAATCATCCTTGTCTATCACCTGATGCTGAAGCAGGTCTTCTCTTTGTTCAATCACTGCTCCGCATTCATTGCATTCAATAGTTTTCATCAGTCCTTCCTCCCTTCGTCCAGATATGTCGCTTCCATGTCTGCCAGATGCAGCTGTACTGCAAGCGGATATTGTCTGAAGGCTTCTGACATCTCTCTGCTGCCGCCACAGGCTGCCTTATCGAATGCACCCATGTGCCAGCGAATTGCCACCATCTCTTCCAGCGTCAATGTCATTCCTGTCTGCTGTATCAGGATGATGCTGCGCTCACTGTGTCCGATGGGCAGTTGAAGGTGTTGATTGTATTTCCACTCTTTTATGTCGCCATCCTCTCCCGCCACCGGAATGTAGTTGTCTATCTTGCAGACATCGTGAAGCAGCGATGCGATGACCGCTGTCTCCCAGCTGCACTTCAGGTCTTTTCTGTCCAGCAGTCTCTTGCACACATTCAGCGAATGCTTCACCAGACCGCCTTCTTCGCATCCGTGGTGCTTTGTGGATGCTGGCGCACTGAAGAAGTCCGTGCTTTCCAGCCATTCCATGAAGTCCCTGAAGTATCTTCTTTTACCTGCCGCCTTCGTTATCAACTCCACGAAGGTGTCGTGTTGCAGCTTCAGCTGCTCTTTATCACTTTGATTCTTTTCCGCAGTCTCTTCGCCTGCTGGTCTGTTATCCTGCATTTGTTGCATTCTCCCTTCCAGTTGTCCGTGCCTGTTCCTCCATAGTGCCTGCATTCGTCACAGTTGAAGCAAGGGACTGCTGCCAGACATTCCTGTCTGGTCAGCTTGTCCGTGCATTCCACGCTGTGCAGGCAGTGGTTACATGCACACCCGCCACACGGTGTGACATAGTCGCTTCTGTTCATCATGCTCCATAATTCAATACCAGCGCAGCTGCGTCCTGTCCCGCTCCGTCTGCTGCATCAGCTCCCGCTTCCTGAATCTGCTCCACAGGTGCTGTACCCATGATACAGAATCCATCTTCCAGTCCGGTGTAGTCTTCCAGCATGTAGATGACTTTTCGCTCCACGATTCTTCCGGTGTTTTTTCCTTCCTTGAATTCCATCATGCGAAGGATGTCCCCTACTTTGTAGCCACGGTCATTCTTGCGCAGTTCAAAATTCTTTCGGCATTCCAGTACATCATCGAAGAAGGTTGCGCCCAGGCGAATGTCATGCACCTTGCACCCGCTCTCATGGTCTGAAGGAAGATTCTGCATCTTCTCTTCCTGCTGCATCTCACGCAGTTTCTTTGCTGTCTCTCTGTCGATGGCATCCTGTTCTTCGTTGTATCTCTGCTCTTCGGTCTTCTCCGCTTCTGCTTTGTTTATGTACTGGTCGCAGCTGGTGCAGGTCGATGTCTTCACATTGCATTCGGAATATCTCTGGCATCCGTAGCAGATGGATGTGATGCTTTCAGGATGCGGTGTCTGGTATTCTTCGCCTGCTGCCGCAGCGTCTTCATCTTCTCCTGCATCCTCTTCAGATTCCTCTGCCGCTTCTTCCTCTCCATCCGGCTCTTCATAGTCTTCAGGATATTTCATCTGTCCTTCCAGCTGCTCCGCTTCCTTCGCTGCCTTCTGTGCATCCTTTGCTTCCTTGACATCCTTCCATGACAGGCTTCCTGTCTCTTTGTATTTTTCCAGCATCTCCTGCTGCCCTTCAGCTGACATTCCGCTGATTTCATAAGCTGCACTGAATGTCAGGCGACCTTCCTTCAGTTCTTCCGTGAATTCAGGAATCAGTCTGCTGTTGATACTCTCAATCTGTGCCACCTTTGTGCCGGATGTATTCAGCATCTGTGCGATTACATCACGAAGCCTTCCGCTGTTCAGGTCATATCCTCCAAGTGTCAGACCTTCCTGCTGCATCTGTGTCAAGCACTCCTTCAGCTGACGCTCTTCTTCCAGAATATCCATCACTGTCTTGTCTCTGTACCCATTTGCCACAATCAGCTGTATGCGCTCTTCCTGTTCTGACGCTGGCTGCTTTATCTGGCAGGTGACAATCTCGAATTCTTCATGTCCACGCTCTACCAGAAGGCTCAATGCTCTCCATCTCTTTTCACCTGCGATGATTCTGTATTCACCCTTGTCACATGGTGCATATACCACCGCCAGATTCTCCATCAGACCGCTTGCCAGAATCTTCTGCGCCAGCTCTTCAATGCCTGTGATTGAATAGAAATTATTCTCATTCGGATATATTTTCTTGATGCTGATGTCTCTTGTGCGGAATCTTGCCTTCGGTGTGTCATCCGCTGCTGCCTTGCTATTTTTGTTTAATGCGTCCATGACGCTCCATCCTGCTGCCATTGTTTATTCCTCCATTTCTTCATCGTTTTCTTCTTTCAGATGAATCCTGATGCCTTCCAGCGTGTCATTCTTCATCTTCGCAATCTCGAAAGCAGCTTCGCTGCCATTCACATTTATGTACTTCCTGATGATTTTCTTCAGGACTTGTGCATCGACATATATCTCGATGGTCTCTGCTGCTTCATCGCATAACTTCCGAAGCTGTCTGTCTGATATTCGCTTCATGGCATCAATCTCTGCGCAGCGTTCCTTGTATGTCGCATCATCCAGATGTGACACCAGCTGTGACAGCAGCTGCTTCGTCTCTTCCTTGTCCTTCTCCATCTTCCTGATGGTCTCTGCCTGCTGCCGGAAGACATCCAGCTGTGCGATGCTGATGGTCGCTGTGCCTTCTATGGTGTCAGATTCTGACATCTTCTGATTCTTCTGCATATTTGCCCTCCTTCATGATTTCGTGGACGATGTTGCGATAGTCCTGTGTGACGATACATCCTTTTGAAAACTTCGGCAGCGGAAGTCTTGCCATCGTTGCCTTCTCTGCAATGATTGACCTTCTGACAGCTGTTGTGAAGCAGTCTGTCTTCTCCTTTAGCCATTCTTCCACCTGAAGCGATGTCTGATTCTTCTGGCGCATTGTCATCAGCACCTTTGTCTTGATGTCCGCATTCAAGCTGCGAAGGTCTTCCACCTGTTCCTGCATGTTCTCGATGGCTTCAATCTCGAATCCTCCAATTTTCACAGGCATGATGACCATGTCTGCTGCCACCAGCACATTTGTCACTGTCATGTCCATCAGCAGACCGCAGTCCACGATGCAGACATCATACACATCCTGCACTTCCGTCATCGCCGCTGCGAATCTGACAATCTGGTCTTCACTCTCATTCAGAAGCAGATTCATATTTGTGCGCATCAGATAACCGTTGCATGGTATGATGTCGATGTGTCCGTATGGTGTGGTCTGTATCAGGTCATTTGTACTGAAATTGCCGCCGACAAGCCTGTGATGCTCTAGCAACTCCGGCA